CCTTGAGAATACATTTTTAACATATCTGATTGTGGTTTTTCTTTTGACATAAGTGTATCAGAAACTGATGACATTTCGCCACTTTTATATTTTTTCATTATATCCATATTGCTACCTCCTAGTAGTCTCTATCGTTTGCCATCTTCATAAAAGATGCTTCAACTTTGTTTTCTTTTTTCTTAGGAAATTCATTTGGTCTAGTTTCGTAGTTAGCATGAATTTTTAAATCTAACTCTTTACCTACTGGTTTATCTTTTGGATATTCAGCACCAAGGTCACCCTGTTTATATTTTGTTAATACTGGTTGTGGCATTATCCGCCCTCCTTAATTTTTAATCGTAAATAATCCAATAATTGTGGATTGTCTACAAATACTGTTGTTAAACCATTAGTCAAACTATTTACTATTGATTCTTCCGCTCTCTCATCTAACTCCATATTCCATTGGTATATTATGCCATGCATAATTTCATGTAATATTGTATTAGCGTGAGAAACTCCTTTTTCTTCTTGATTGTATCCTAGGACACCTTCTTTAATAAAAAATTGACCACTTGCTTCATTTGATGTAGCAACAGTCTGTTTCCATGCTTCTAGTTTGTAATCTCTATAGCCAATTTTAATTGACTCTGGTAAGGTTGCATTACAACTGCATAGTATTTCTTTTTTAGTATCCAAAGACTCTATCGGATGGTTTAAAAGTTTCTTTTTCATATCGGTTTGCATCATAACTTTTAGGATGTACAGTTCTACTCATAACGCCATATCTAAGTGCATCGTAAGCATGGTCTTCCGCATGTGTGTCTACATCTTCTGGATTATTTTTATCCACTGGTAACATAGGCATTGTTCTAGCAAGATTAATACAATTAGAAAATACTTTTAATTTTGGTTGTCCTGTATGTTGGTCTTTAGCTAGTAATCTATGTAATTCCATTTTACCTGCTACTCGACTTCTTGGTGACCTATCTGATGGTCTCCATTTACAACCTTCTCTAATCATAGTTTCTGCAATACTAGGGCCGGCATCCCCTCGCTTTGCCCAAGTAGAAGAATCCAAGATTCCGTATCGAATATATTCGTCACGCTCTTTGTCCAAGACTTGTCTTGCAAATATGTCTGCGGTAACTCGTTGGGTATAATGTTCTCTGTATACCCAGAAATTGTTATCGAAGTCAACTGCAATCCATAATACGCAAGCCGCAGATGAATAGCCCCAGTCGCATGTTCTGAATCTGAACCAATTACCGGGAATGTTAAAAGGCTGAACAACATGGACAGACATATCAAATTCCGGAAACGCTGAATTTTCAAATGCACTCCAGTCTCCTTCTAAAAATTGTTTTCTTTGTACTTCTGGTAAAGATGATAACATAATCATGTAATCATCCGTTTGCATCAAATACGGATTATCTTGTAGTTTAGCCGGTATAAATCTTCTTGTTATAGATTTTCTACCTGCCATAGTGTCAATATGCACGTCAAACGCTTTATTTGGCTCACTAGGGTCTACAAACATCTCTTTGACCCATAACGACCCAACGTTACCCGGGTTGCCTGTAGAACGCATATAAACAGGAATATCGGGGTCTACACTTCGCAGTGAAGAACGTAAGAAATTATAAATCTCTGGAGTAGGGTATTGTGGCAATTCATCAACACCTATCCATGTATAAGATTGACCTTGGTAACGAAGAACGTCTGTTAAGTTTTCTGCGTAACCAAATTCAATTCTAGCACCGGAAGGAAATCGCCATTCTTTTTCTTGCTCTCTCCATTTAGCACCGGGATATGCTTGTCCATATAATCTTTGAGAATGATTAATCATATCTCTAAGTTCTGGCATAGAACGTCTAATTAATAAAGCTCTATGATGTTCTTTTGTACAATATCTTAAAGGGTCAATAAGCATGGCGTAGGATTTACCTCCACCTCTTGCACCTCCATAAAATACTTCTCTTTCCGATGAAGCCAAAAATTGCATTTGTGGGCCTTCATTCGGTTCAAAGATAATATTTTCTTTGACATGTTCCCTAACATTTTGAGGAAGTTTATCTACTTCCTTATCTGTCATTACAGTTGATTCTTTTCCTTTTAAAGCATCATCTGTTTTAAGAATATGTTCTTTTCTTTTTTTAGCATTGTGCAAATCATTCGTAGCTTTTTTAATTTTGTTATCTTGTCTTTTGATAACTCGTTTAGCTGCTTGCTTTGCTTTAGTTGCCGTACTTAAAATTCTTGGTTTTTGTGCAACTCCTCGGGGTCTTCCGAGATTTTGTTTTGGTTTTGGAGGTGGGATGTCCATCTATTATCTATAATTTTTCTAAGTCCAGTATGTGTAATAGGGCGACCAGTTTTTTGTGTTACCCATCTTGCTACTTCACGATACGAACAATTGTTTAAATATTCTTTCGCCTCTTCTAACGCATCTAATTCTGTTTGCACAGGTTCAATGTAATCTGAGTCTTCTGCTAATTTATATCCAAAGGGTATAACTCTAGCTTTTCTTTTAATTAATTGCATCTTTAGCCGGTAATATAAATATACCGTGAGCAACTTGCCCTGTCATTTCTATTTTATCTTTCTTCACAAGACCTACTCTATCCAGTATTTGTTTTGCCGCTTCCATTCTAATATTAACACCGGGAGTTTTTCCATCTTCATCAAGTGCATCTATTAAACCTTTTACTGCTTTAGCTGAATGTAACGCAAGAGAATATTCTGCTCTCTCTAGTATTTCTTCTTTTAAAGCTTTAATAACTTTAGGATAAGAACTTGGTGCGTATCCTGCAATCTCTCCTGCTTTTTTTGGACTGCCATCAGCGTCTCCAAATAAAGCTGTAAGAAAGCTTTCTTGTTGTTCTGTTAATTCTTTAGTTTCTTTTTTAATCGGTAACATTATTATTTCCAAACACAGTCATAGGAGCAATGGTATCACAGAAAGCTGCTACTAATCCATAAGGGTCGTTTAAAGGATAGCCTAAATGATTTAATTCAACTTTAGTTTTAGCTTTAATTTTTTTTACAGCCACTGGCTCTTTTGTTTCTTCTTTACTCTTTTTTCTTTTTTCCACTCTGGTGACTCCGGTATAATTTTTAACTCTTCTTTAATTTCTCTTTCTTTGTATCCACGTTCTGCTGTAGATAAAAGTTGTTCTCTCATTTTATCTTCTTTGCCACCTCTATCAGATAGTGTTGCAATATTAGGTGCAGTAATACTTAATTCTACAAAAGGGTCTCGACAAGGATTCTTTCTTTTATGTATAGGTAAATTTTCTGTAAAGTATTCTTTTTTCTTTTTATGATAATATTGATAAGTTGGCATTATATATCCGATTTTAATTCATGTTCACAACAGTTACAGTGACATTCACCACCACAACAAGAACCTCTATTGTCACAATGACATTCATGGTTACAAATTACACAAATAGACATTATGTTTTTTTCTTATTGTTCTGGGCAAAAGTTCTAGCTGCTGCTACAGAACCAAATCCCCATTTTTTTAAAGCTAATGCTTTTCTTGTAGGCTGACCATCTGGTTTTTTCATCGGGCCTGCCATTCCTGCAAACCTTGCCGCAAAAGAAACTCTTCTAGGATTCTTACCTTTAGGTACTGGTGCTTTTAAATTACCACCATCTTTAGCTTCAAAATGTTTACGGCCTGCTTCGTTTAAGCCACCCGTTTTACTTTGATATCTTTTTAGTACCATTAAACTTTAGCTGTCTTCGGTTTCTTATGTGTTAGTTTTTGTGAATTTTTTGTGTGTTTAACGCCAGTATGTAATGAACCATTTGGCATCTTATGTGTTTTGCCTTTAAATTCTTTACCACTAGGTAGATAATGAGGTACGCCTTTCATAGTTATGCCTTTTTATTTTTCTTAGAGTTAGGGAAGCCCGCCTTCATATTTGCATATGCTTTAGGGGTAATAGTAGATTTTTTCTTTGTATTACTTGTACCTGCTTTTCGTTTAGCATTAATATTTGCGTATAAACCTTTTTTAGCCATTATGAATTCCTATTTTTTTTGCCGGCAGACTTAGTTCTCGGATATGAACGATTACTTTTTGCTGATTTGACTGAGAGGTTGCTACGCTTATTATTCATAGCATTGCCATCTTTATGGTCGACATCTTTACTGTCGCCTTTTTTGACTAAGCCTGCCTTGAGAGCCATCCGCCTTGCTTGATTACGGCTAGCCCGTTTCTTTACACGAAGAGGTTTCTCTGTACTTGCCTCTTGTTTGTAATTTCTTTTATAATTCGGGGAACTAGGCATTATTTTTTCTTTTTAACTTTTAATCTAGGATTTTTATTTTTTCTTTTTTTATCTATTGCTGATACTCCTGCCATAGCGGCTAAATTTGCTCCTCCTGCCCCTAATAAAACTTTAGTGCTAGGTTTATTTCCTTGTATTTTATCAATTTTGTCCAGTTCTTTAATTTGTTTTTTAACTACATCATATGCTTTTTTACTATACTTAGATATAATTTTAGATTTAGATACTCCTGCTAATATCAAGCGTCCAATTGCAATATAACTCATTAGCCTCTTCCAGTATGTCCAGTAAACTTTTTATCTTTAGAAGAACGCAAAGAAGCTACTTGCGTATCTTTCTTTTTAGTGCCATTTTTAGGTTTTTTATTACTAGATACATCATAACCTATATCTCGTAATCCTTGATTAATTTCTCCAATTTCATCTTTAATATCCGCATCTCCACGAGTTGTACCAGTTCCTAGCTGAAGTTCTAAACGTCTTATACGGCTTAGTAACTTGTCAGTTTCTCTAGCTATTCCTCCTAAATCAGCCATTATGCATACATAGAAGTAGATTTCTTCGCTTTTTTAGCTGCTTTCATCTTGGTTGTACCAGATTTAGCTTTAGCTGTAGTAGCTTTACCCATAGTTTTCTTCATACCCATCATTTTCTTCGCAGGTTTCTTACCCATTTTTCCGTACATCATAGTTGTTTACTCCCTAAAGTATATTTTTTATTATCTTTTCCACAAATTTGTAGTCACCCATGCGAGTGTATCTGAATCTGTGAAACTTTTTAAAGCTCTTTTGTAGGTTTTCTTTATGTTTTTCTTTATCTTCAATAGATATAGCATTGTAATACTCCTGACTTTCCTTAATTATCTCTTCTTTTAGGCTGAACAAGTAAGACATTCTTCTTCTTCTGTTGTTTCCACAAATTTCTGAGGATTTTTTAGTCTATTATTCTCTGCTCTTAGGACAATTCTATCCTCATAAGCTTTATCTAGCTTGGAATACAGGTATTCTACGTCTCTTTTTAGATGTTTTACACTGTCTGTCAATTCTGTAATCATGGTATTTTCTGTCATTGTCTGCTCCTACTAGGTATTTTTGAATATGGGTACCTCTAGAGAAGCAATCTTCCCCATTGGTAGTATAGTTGTGAAACTCGTGTTGTGTTGTGGTGAGTTCCCTTCCACCAATGGATAAATAATTTATGTATCATTTAAGGCGTATTAGCCTCAATGGTTGTTAAAGCGTGTGTGCTATGTTGCCAATTAAATAATACATACCCCCTATTATAGTCCTTTATGCATATCTGTCAAGTGTTTTCTTTAATTATTTTAATTTATTTTATCCTTGACAAATCCCCCAGAGACTGTATAATGAATTACCCCCTAAAGGAGGCCCTAATATCCTATGACAAGTAGGCCTAGAGGTGTCGCCAATGTAGTTTACACTTAGTATTTTTTATTTTAGCACAACGAGGTGTATATATATAGGGGTACCCCCCATGCCCCCTGCATGCCTGCCCAAGGTCAGACCTACTCGCCTTGCTATTGTTCGCAAGGCTCTAATAGTCTCCCTAAAGGGAGCCTTACTACGTTCATCAATAAATAAAAAAGATAAATTAAAGTCTTTTCACGTGAAATACAATTATAAATAAATAAGTAGTTTCCCCAGTTGAAACAAATAGCCAGTATAAAAATTTGTATGTATGTACACCCTATCCCCTAGATAATTCAAGGGTTTATATTTATGTTAACTACTTTACAAATCTTTACAATATACCTTGATAATCTTTACAAATCTTTACACAAATATATATTAATATATCTTAATTATGCCATAATTAAATTGTACAAAATAATCAACAAAGGATATAAAATATATGATGATAACAGGAGAAAATAACATAGAAAGATATAGACTTTTCGTATTAAAAAACGCATTAGAATTTGAAATTAAAAATAAAATGCAATTAATAAGGGGACAATCAGCTTATGCAAGAATTAAAAATCAATTTAAATTAAAAGGAAATAAACAAAAAGTGTTAAAACAATTTGTAGAAATTAATAATTTAACATAAGGTTAAATCAAAAAATATAAAATAGCCCCCTATAATTTGGGGGTTTTTTTATGTCTAAAATATGTCAAAAAAGGCATACGCACATGCCAAAATTAACACAATTAAATCTTAATTAGGTCATCAAGTTGACACATTTAATAATTATTGATATAGTTATATTATAAATTCATAAGGAATATATAATTAATGTTCAACACAAGGAAACAAATAAAATGAACATAGATAATATTAAAATGATTAAGCCAGATAATGAGGCACATATTAGCAATATCAATAAGGATTTTACTAATATTATTAATGGTGAATTAAAACTAAATACAGGTTTAGCTAGTTTAATTGTTAATCTTGTTAACTCAAAAGTATTTTCAAATGAATGTTTAGAGAATGTTAGGGGTGGTGAAAATGAAAAGTATACGCCCAAACATTTTAACGACTTGGCAAAAATATTTGTTAGGGATATTTTAGAAGACAATTTCAAAACCTTTGACAAAGTTAAAAAACAAGCTTTGAAAAGGGCTATCAAAGTTGCAGTTGCTTTAATAAAAGATGGCAGTCTATCAAAATTCACTAATAATAAATCAATTAACCCTAAAGGTGCTATTGCTGTTGATAGTTCTAAATTTAGTGGGGATATGAAAAAAGCTTTTGATAGTGGTTTATCTGGAGGGGTTAAAGATTTAAGTGTGAAAGATTGTGTAAGTTATGCAAACGATAGTTTAAACCTTGATGGAGGTACCGAGGGCAGTATTTTAAAGGCTCAAATGGGTAAAGTTTTATCCATAATCACAGATGATAAAAGGGGCTATGGTAATGACTTCAACGAGTTACCAGCCGATTGTAGAAACAATTATGTACCTTTAAGAAATAAATTAAATGCAATTATTAAACATTTACAAATTGAAGAATTAGATACAAACTTACAGATATACGCAAATAAATAAATTTATATAAATTCAAAATCTCCCAATCGTAAAAAGTTGGGGGATTTTCTACGT